AAAGGTGCAAACGGATTTGGAATAAGAGAGAGGTATCGCTACTCTGCTAGTGGAAGCCAAACTGCATTTACTGGCAGTGATCTTGATGGAAAGACACTTCAGATAGATAGCGGTTCACTTATAGATGTATACCTCAATGGTGTCTTACTAGACACTGCTGATTACAATACCAACACTGCTAATCAAGTAACTCTTACAAGTGGTGCTACAGCTTCTGATGAAGTGATGATTGTAGTGTATGATGTCTTTAGCTTATCTGATGCTATGCCTAAAACTGGTGGTACGTTTACTGGTGGTATAACTGGAACTACTGCAAACTTTAGTGGTGCAATTACTGGTAACTTAACTGGTAATGCAAGTGGAACAGCTGCAACTGTAACAACTGCTGCTCAACCTAATATAACAAGTGTTGGTACATTAACTGGCTTAACTACAAGTGGTGCTGTTGATGTAAATGGTAATGAACTTATTTTAGATGCTGATGCTGACACATCTATTACAGCAGATACTGATGACCAAATAGATATAAAAGTAGGTGGAAGTGATTTAGCACATATTACAAGCACTTATGCAAAGTTGAGAGGTGCTACACCTTTAGTATTTGGAGAAAATAATTCTACTGGTACATTTCAAAGTATATCTGGAGAGGTTGGTGCAAACAGTTTATTATTAAGAAGTTATCAATCTTTAGAATTTAAAAATGGAACAAGTAGTTCATCTTTAACTGATGGAACTTCTAGATTTAAAATTGATGCTAGTGGTAATGTTGGAATAGGTGCATCTCCAGAAAGTGGAGTTAAATTAGAAGTTAATGCTGGTTCAGATGGTGCTGTTGCTATTAGTGGTAGGTCTGATGGTGGTAATGGAAATAACAGAAGGTTTAATATAATACCTTATTCTAGTAATGGAACGTATGGTGGTGGACTTAGATTACAAACTAGAAATACCAGTAATGTTTTTCATACTGTTGTAGAATATAATAGCGCTCAACAAGAAGTATTTCATGGAAATTACCGAACAGCAGATGTACCTAATCAATTTAGTAGTGCTAAACATTGGTATACTGGTACTGAATATGGGAATTTTTCTAATGCTGGTTCTGGTGTAGCTAATGCACAAACAATGACTACCTATTTAGCATATCAAGGTATTCAAATAGTATGTGTAAAAGTTTATTACAATAGTGATAGTGCTTTAATGCATGAAACTTTTGCAACTATATGTAATCAATATCATAATTCAGGAGTAGCTACTCAACACTCTCATAATGGAACTGGGATAATAGATAGTGTTTCTTTAAGTCTTACTGGTGGTTACAATACTAGAAGACTAGTTGTAACTTTAGACCCAGCCACTGGCTATACTGGAAACAATTATACATACGTTACTTATTACGGATACACTTTAAATTAGAGGTAGATATGGCAAATTATTGGAAACATATAGGAATGAATGAAAACTTTGGAATAGTAAATGCTGTTCAAGGCATTAGAGGTGGTAAAAATTCTGATGAAATGGAGTTTACAACTATAGTAGCTATTTCACCAACTTTAACTTTAGAACAAAGCAATGCATTAAAAGCATTAAGCTCTAGTGATTTAGAAAAATGGGTAGAAACTAGATGTGATGTAACTCTTATAGATAAAGAGTTAGTACAAGAAGGTAATACACCTGAAGGAGCAAAAATATTATGAGCTTAGCAAGAAACTTATCTAAATTCAAACCATCTAGTAGTGGTCTAGTTGAAACGGCAGACATTGCTGATGATGCTGTTACTACTGCTAAAGTAAACCCAGCACAAACAGATATTACTTCTGTTGGTACATTAGGCACTTTAAAGATTGGTTCAAATAATAAAGATACTACAACTGATTTAGAGTTAACTTCTGAACCAGTTATTAAAGCAGCTTCTAATTTATTTTTAAATGGTGCAACACATAATTTTTATACTCATACAAGTGGTGCATCAACTGGTGGGATTGGTTCATCAACCCCAAGAATGAGCATTGATGCTAATGGTAGAGTTGCAATAATGGACAGTTCTAATACTGGTGTAGTACAAAATGATGCTTCTAACTTAACAGTTAATTGTGATAACTCTGGTGGTCTTCTTATTAATAATGTTGGTCAAACAAATGGCGAATTTTCAAAATTACTTTTTGCTTCTCATGCGACTAATACAGCTTATCCAAAACAAGGAATAGGTGTTAAAAGAGCTAGTGATTATGGCGTAGGTGACATGGTTTTTGCTGTTGATAGTAATGCTGATGCAAATGATGTAGACTTTACTGCTGATGCGAAGATGACTATATCACAAGCTGGTTATGTAACTAAACCATTACAACCAAGAATGAGTAATTATAAATATTCTTCTCAAAGTATTCCTCACAACACACTAACACCAATACAATATAATGGTACTAATTGGACTAATAATATACAAGGAATTACTTCATCAAATACTCACTCTAGATATACTGTTCCAGTAAGTGGTTGGTATTTCCTTCATGCTACCATATATTGGGGCAATGTAGTTGTAACTGGTGCAATGATTACTGTTCATATTAATGGTTCATATAAGGCATATACTTATAACCAATCTATGCCAGTTTATACAATGCTTCAAGTAACGCATAGCTTATACTTACAAGCAAATGATTACTTTGAATTTATGGGGTATCAGCACAATGGAAGCAACTTAAGTACAGTAGCTGATTCTAATGGTGAAGGTTCAATGTTTGCTACTGCATATTTATTAGGATAAGGAAAATAAAATGACAAAATATGAAATTGAATTAACAGATACAGAAGACAAAGCTATGAGTTATGCTTGTTTATCTACACAAGAATGGGCTGATAATGCTCTTAAAGCAAGAGCTAGTTCAGCTAAAGATGAAATCATTGCACTTAACATGGCACATTGTAATGCTAATGGAATTACCATAGCTACTGGTGAAGACGCTCAAGTTACACAAGCATTTGAGTTAAAGGTTGTTAATACAGCTAAAGAACGTAATGAAGAAGCAAGTAAATTACCAGCCTAATTATGAAGCAATCTTTAGAACCATCTCTCAAAGTCCAAATGGAACTTGATCAACATGAAAAGGAATGTGCTATCCGATACGAAATGGTCAATGACAAACTTGAGCAATTAGATAAAAGGCTTTGGCGATTAGAAGCTATGCTCATGGTATCTACATTATCTATAATCGCGTTAGTAATATCACTAATAATAAATTAAAGGAAAAATATGATAGAAGTACTGGCTCTCGCTAGTGCTGTATCTACTGTTTCTAGCAGTATATCTGCGAGCATAAAAGCAGGTAGAGACGTATCTAGTTTAATGCCAAAAATTGGTAAATTAGGAGAGTTAGACAGTCAAATTCAATTAGCTGAATCAGGTAAACACAAAGGCATCTTTGGTAAACTGATGTCAACTGAACAAGAGGCTTTGGCTATATCACAAGCAAAACAAAAGCATAAAGAAGCAATGGACACGTTGCGTGAATGTATGCTGCTTTTTGGCCCTCCTGGAGCATGGGAAGGATTTTGTAAAGAGTTAGCCGATGCAAGAGCTAGAAAAAAGAAAAGATTAGAACAAGAAGCAGAATTTAAAAGAAAGAGAGAATTATGGATAGCTATAATATTGGGGTCGGTCTTATTTGTAGGTGGATCTTATTTCGCAGTAACAGGGTTCGTTAATTATGTTGGATAAACTTAAAGATCAATTATTAATTCACGAAGGACTAAGATTATTTCCATACAAATGCACAAGTGGCAAAACCACAATTGGAATTGGGAGAAACCTCGAAGACATAGGCATTACAGAAGACGAAGCCTACAATCTACTAGAAACGGACATCAAAAGAGTACAAAGACAGATAGACAAGATGTGGCCTCATTGGAGAATGATGAACGAACCACGTCAAGCAGCTTTAATCAATTTTGTATTCAACGTTGGTATCGGAACAGCCCAAAAATTCAAAAACGCAATGGCAGCGCTAAAACAAGAAAACTACGACATAGCAGCTGCAGAATTTCTTGATAGCAAATGGGCAGAACAAGTTGGTCAACGTGCTAATCAAATAACAGAACAATTTAAAACAGGTGAATGGCAATGATAGGTGCAATAGTAAGTGGTGTAACTAATGTAGCATCAAGTTTCATAGATGCACGTAAAGAAAAATCTGCACAAAATGCTAGAATTCAACAAGCAAAAGTAGAAGCAGAAATTTCAAGAATAAATAATTCTATGAATACTGAAAGAGACTACGATTTAGAAGCACTAAGACAGACGCAATATAGTTATAAAGATGAAGTAGCTTTATTAATTATATTAGCTCCTTTTGTTGGATCATTTTTACCTTGGACACAAGAATATGTTGCTCAAGGTTGGCAACATTTAACTGACTACGCTCCTGATTGGTATACTTATGCATTTTTAGGTGCCATTGGTGCTAGCATGGGAATTAGGTGGGCAGTCGCAGGTTTTACAAAAAAGAAATAGGAGCTTTTATGCACAAAGGTAAAAAGGGTAAGAAAAAGTACGGTAAGTAGTGCTTTGGTTGTTAATAGTTATTCTTGCAGGTGTTGATATTAAAGAAGAAATATACTTCAGCGATTTAAACACTTGTTTAGAATATTCTAATAAAATTACATCACAAAATTATCATCAAAGAACGGCAGGTGATCGTATCTATATTAAAGCGTACTGTGTACCAAAACAAAAAGAATAATTTCAGACGCAATTTTTAACACTCACTGGTCTAATTAGTAGACCGGTGTTTTTTCAATTTAAAAAAAGGAGATAAAATGAAACTTGAACAACTAATTGATAAAGCAAAAGATCCTTTATGGAAAGGTAATGCAGGTTACAAAGTAGTAACTGCACATTTAAGTAAAATATGTAACATATTAGACAATCCTAATATTGTTAGAATTAATACTGATATGATCGACATCTTAATATGCGCTCTTGAAGAGAAGTCTATTAGTGGATCAACAATTAATAGGTATCTTTCTTCGTTACATACTTTATTAAAATATGCTGTAAACAGAGATCTTATAGAAAAGATGCCTGTATTTTCTTGGAAACGAGAAAGTGAGCATAGAATTAGATGGGTTAAACAAGATGAAGAAAAACGTCTTATTGATGCATTAACTACTTTAGGAAATCAAGAGGCAGTTGCAGCAGTGCAAATACTTCTTGATACTGGTTTAAGACGTGGTGAATTACTCAACCTCAAAGAAGATAATATTGATGGTGATTGGGTGAGGATCTGGAAGTCAAAAACTGGTAGACAACGTTCTGTACCTTTAACACCTAGAGCTAAAGAGCTTTTATTAAAATCAGTTCCATTTAAAATCCACCCTTGGGATTTATGGAATTACTTTAGAAGAGCTAGAGACATGATGGGTTTAACTCATGATAAACAGTTTGTCTTACATACTTTAAGGCACACTACAGCCACTAGATTGCTAAAGAAGACACAGAATATTGCTATGGTTCAAAAGTTATTAGGTCATAGCAAAATAGAAACTACGTTAAGATATGCACATATAGATGATCAAGATCTTATGGAAGCTGTTAACTCTTAACAATTAAATCAGGAATTCGCTCAGTTCAACTAGATGCTCTATCCAGTTGAGCTACGGAGCCGCATTCCTGATTTATATCCACAGATATGTTAAAAGTAAATATGAAATATTGATTCCTTATGTTTGTCAAGTGTCTAAAAACACGCACTTGTATACAAGACTACATTAGTCCAATTTCAAAAGGGGGATCAATCTATGAATATTTTTTATCAACTTCAAATTTTAAATAAATTTAGAACGAAAACGTCTTCAGGACAAAAAAGATTCTTAAATAAAAAAAGTGATGATGCTCAATATAGAGGCATGTACCAAGGTTATCAAAATAGACGAAGAAATATTTGGGGTTGGGGTATTGAAGACGGTATTTATAAAAATACAGAATTAAGAGATGTAGCGCTAGTTAACAAAGGAGGATTAATGGAGTTAGCTGAAGAAGCAATATTAGCTTCAGGTGAAAAAAGATTTAAACAACAAGAATCACAACTAAAACAAGCAGGTATCTTAGGAACTATTGATACTCAGCTTACAAAAGGATCACTTCCTTTAGTACAACAAAGAATTTTAAGTTCAATAGAAGAACAAGAATTAATAACTAGGAGACCTTTTTGGTATTATTGCCTTAAGAATATTCCTAGTGAAACAATAGCATTTATCGGTTTGAATTACTCTTTTATAGGTGTAGGTCAATACATAAATGTAACTAATATTTGTGTTAATATTGGTAGAGCTATTTCTGTTGAATTATGGGCTCAAGATTTTAAGAAAAATAACCCTGATTTATTCAACAGATTATTTAAAATGGCTGTTAAAAATCACAACTCAAGAAGACATAGATTAAAAGCAATATCTGCTGTTTCTCAAAGAGAAGGTCATGGATTAGATCGATGGTCTAGTGAAAAATATTTAAGTGTAGGACAAGCAGTTTTAAATGCAGTTATTGCAGGTTCAGAACTTTTTGAAGTTTATAATAAACCTGCTAGAAAACATGTTTCAAAGATGCTTGGAATGACAAAATTGGGACACCAACTGATTAGTGAATTAGAAGGTTCTATAAAATGGATGTCGCCAGTATTTAAACCAATGTTAAAGAAACCAAAGCCTTGGAAATCATTTAGTTCAGGCTGTTATCACAATAAAAAATTATCGAGTTTAGTTCCATTAATTAAACACAGTTCAAATACACAAAAAGATCTGATTGCTAATGCAGATATGTCTAAAGTTTATAAATCTTTAAATGCAATACAAGATACAGAATTTAAAATTAATAATGTTGTTTTTGAACAAGTTAACAAATCGTATAAAAATGGTGATTTAATATCTAAATTTCCTAGAAAAAAGAAATTAAAAATACCAGGTAAAGTTAACAATTGGGAAGAACTAGATTCTAAAGAAAGAAAGAGAATAAAAAAGAATAAAGAGAAAGTTATATTAAGAAATCGCACTATAGAAGCCGATGTAGTAAATATGACTACAGATCTTAATATGGCTGAAGAATTACTTCAGTTTGATAAATTCTATTTACCTCATAGTCTTGACTTTAGAGGACGTGTTTATCCTGTTCCTACTTTTAATCATCAACGTGCTGATTATATTCGTGCAATGTTTACATTTGCTAAAGGAATGAGAATAGGAAAAGCAGGTGTTTATTGGTTAGCTGTTCATTTAGCAAATTGTGGTGATTTTAATAAGATTAGTAAAAGATCATTAGAAGATAGAGTTAAATGGGTAGAAGAAAACCAAAGAGCAATTTATTGTGTTGGTATTAAACCTGGTTTAACAAAACACATTTGGCAATTAGCTGATAAACCTTTTAGCTTCTTAGCAGCTTGTGCAGAATTTGCAGGAGTTATGGAAGAAGGTGAAGATTTTATTAGCAATTTACCAGTCTCTTTAGACGGAACTAACAGTGGTGTTCAACACTATTGTGCCGCACTAAGAGATAAAGAGGGAGGAGCTAGTGTTAATCTAACACATACTAAGGATCCTCAAGATGTCTATCAGATAGTTGCAGATTATGTTAATAATAATATTAATAATGATAATAGTGAACAAGCTATAGCTTGGCGTAGCTATGGTATTAATAGAAAGACTGTTAAGCGTAATGTTATGACCTTTCCTTATTCTTCGGAAAAGTATGGGTTTAGACAACAACTAATTGAAGACTTAATGAGACCATTAGAAGATCAGGTACTTGATGGAATAATCAAGTCGCATCCTTTTGGTGTCGATAATGGAAGGTCTGCTGCCACTTTCTTAGCAGGCGAAACTTGGATAGCAGTTAACCAAGTTATAAAAAAAGCTGCTGAAGGTATGAAGTTTTTACAGCAATGTTCTGTTGAAGCTAACAAACGTAATGAACCACTACAATGGACAAGTCCAATAGGTTTGCCTGTAGTTAGTTTTTATCAGACTTGGTTGATAAGCAGAGTAAGAATCTTTTTGTACGACAAAACTATCTTACCTTCTCAAGCTACTAAGAATAGCAAAATAAATAATAGAGATGAAGTTTATAACTGTATTATGTGTAATATAAGAAGTGCACCAACTGGCGTTATTAACAAGATTAAACAACGCAACGGAGCTGCACCAAACTTTATTCACTCATTAGATGCATCACATTTAATGTTTACAGTTTTAAGAGCCATTGAACAGGGCATTGATGATTTTTGTCTTATTCATGACTCGTTTGGTACACATGCAGCAAACACACAAAGGTGGTATAATATTATACGAGACACCTTTATAGAAATGTATGATGAAAACGATGTTTTTAATGATTTAGGAATTAAATATAATATTAATGCTCCAGATAAAGGCGAGCTTGATTTAAATGAAATTAAAATAAGTCAATACGCATTTACTTAGGAGGAATAATTGACTACGAAATGTAATACAAACAACATCAGCGAAATGTCTGATGATGAAATAACTGAAGCTATAAATAATTGTGTTGAAAATTTAAATGCTTTGACTGAAGAAGAAGGTCAAAGAAAAACTAAAAAAGTAGACGCTGCTCGAAAGCAATATGAAGTCGCTATGGATAACTATAAAAAAGTTGCAGGAGAAACAGGAGCAACTTTAATACATAAGACTTTATTTGAATATTAATGAGCTTAGATGATCGGCGCGATCATTTAATAGCAAAGGCAATTTCAATGATTAATGATGATATAGCTTTGCCAGTAGATTTATTGGCAGAGCTAGATGAACTTGGTGTCAGTTTAAATTGGCTGTTTTTAGAAGCAGCAAGCACGACACCATCAATTTACAATATAGAATAATTAGGAGAGATTATGGCAAAAGCCAAATTTGTCTCACCTAAAGGAACTGCAAACTGGCCTTGGTTTAACAAGCCAGATACACGTTTTGATACTGAAGGAAAGTACAAAACTGATGTTATAGTTTCTAAAGGTGAAGCTAGTGAAATAATGAAAAAAGCAAAATCACTATTTATCGAAGAGTTCGGAGAAAAAGAACTCAATAAAGCAAAATATCCATTTAACATAGAAGGTGATGTAGTTACTTTTAAAGCTAAGAGTAAACAGAAACCAGTTATTTATGATGCCAAAGGCAAGAAAATAAATGATGAAGTTAATGTAGGAAATGGATCAACAATTAAAGTTTCTGGTGTTCTAGGAACTTATGATGCAGGAGGCGCTAAAGGTGTTACAGCATATCTCAATGCAGTACAACTTATCGACCTTGTTGAATTTGGCGGTGCTGAATTTGAAGAAGAAGAAGGTTATGTGCACGTATCTCAGGAAGAAGAATTCAATGAGGAATCCACAGAAGACTTTTAAGCATATTAAGTTTGCTAATGGTTTTCGAAGTGGTTTAGAATGTAATGTTGCAAATCAATTAAATGATGAAAAAGTAAAGTATCAATATGAAACTGAGCGTATTCCTTATTTAATAAACTCAACATATCTTCCAGACTTTATTCTTCCAAACGGAATTATTGTTGAATGTAAGGGTAGGTTTACTTCTGAAGACAGACGCAAAATGCGTTTAGTTAAGGAGCAACACCCTCACAAAGATATTAGAATTGTGTTTTCAAGAAGCTCTTCGAAAATCAATAAAGGTAGTAAGACTAGCTATGGAGATTGGTGTAATAAATACGGATTTCCATTTTCAGATAAGTTAATTCCAACCGAATGGTTGAGTGTTTAAGGAGAGTAAGGGAGGCTTCGGTCTCCCTTCACATTTAAATGAAATGTATAAATCAAATATGGCAAGACAATATATCAGATCTTGCTAGTAATTATACTTACTTCTCAAGACCTAGAGGTAGAGATGTAAGAGAAAATATAGGAATTCAATATAAATATGATTTATCTAGTCCAGTTATAACTCTAGCTGATCGAAACATGAATTATGGATTTATGTTTGCAGAAGCAGCATGGATTTTAAGTGGCAGAAATGACTTAGATTATATTTCTGAGTATATGAAATCATATAGTAATTATAGTGATGATGGTTTGACCTTAAATGGTGCGTATGGTCCTAAAATCGTGGATCAACTATCATGGTGTAAAGAACAAATCGTGAACGATAAAGATACTAGGCAAGCATATTTAAATATATGGCGAGAACGCCCAGCGAAATCAAAAGACATTCCTTGTACGACTTCTATACAATTTTTAGTAAGAGATAATACTCTTCACTTAGTTGTTGGTATGAGATCACAAGATGTTTTATTAGGATTTTGTTATGATGTTTTTGTCTTTAGTATGATTGCTAGAGCAATGCAACTGATGTTACTTGAAACAAGATCAAAAGATTTAGATTTAGGAACATGTACAGTTAATGTCGGCAGTTTTCATTTATATGATTCTGATTACGATAAATATTATAAAATGAAAAATTCAGTTAGTGGCTACACTCCTGTAGCTTATCAACAACTGTATACATCTATGACAAATAGAGAATTAGATAATGTATTTTATAATTATCCACCATCAACATTAAAAGAATTAATTCACAAACTAGAAAGTTTAGCGAAAAGATATAAAAAAATATGATAATTTTAGAAGGTGCTGATGGTACAGGCAAAACAACGCTTGCAAATCATTTAGCTAGTCTAAACCGTTCTCAAATGTTCCATTGTTCATATCATGAAGATTGGAATATTGAAGCGTATCACAGACTAGTGCTGCACACAGCAGGCAAACTTGAAGAACAAGCAAAAGTACCAGTTATTATTGATCGTTGGGCACTATCAGAATTAGTGTATGGAAGACAACATAGAGAAAGTGCATCTTATGATGTAAAGGCTTTAGTTAAAGAAGCTATCGATGCTTACAATCCTAAATTTGTAATCTGCACTAACAAGAATGTTCAACGAAATTTTAATAAATTAGAAAAAGAGAGATATGAGATGTATCACAACGCATCTGCTATCCAAGAAGAATATTTGGCTATGATAGCCACAGGAAATTACGGAACATACCATAATTATGATTATGACGAAACCAATAGAGATGAGTTTTGCCGTTTTATCCTGAACTTATAGGAGAGAAGGAATGTATATTCCTGTAATTACAATTTTATGGGCGTTAGGAAATACGTCTGCATGGGTTAATTTTCCAATGGTTAATTTCCCATTTACATCACAAGAAAGATGTTATGAATATATAGAAAAAGTACGATCTAGCACAACTCAAGATCCTCATTATCTTAATGGATATAGTACTTGTATTTACATACCTGAAGGTAATAAAATATGAGTTCCATTGTAGCAGATTCGTATGCTTTACAAGCGAAATATGGTTTTAACCATGAGAAACTCGATAGTGATAAACTAGCATTTAGATTAGATCAAATCGAAGAAGAACAAGATGAATTAGTAACAGCATTTGCGAAAGGCGATGCAGAAGGAGTTGTAGATGCCCTGGTTGATATTGTGGTGTTCAGTCTCGGAACCCTGGCGATCGCGGGAGTTGACGTCCAAAAAGCGTGGGACAAAGTACACGCTGCTAACATGGCTAAAGAACGTGGTGTTAAGAAAGGACGTGAACAAAGCGACGGATGGGATTTAATTAAACCTAAAGATTGGAGAGGACCAGAGCATGGCGACAACACAGGATTCATCAGCGACATTTTTGCATCACGCACCATGTCCTAAATGTGACTCCTCAGATGCATTGTCAGTTTACTCTGATGGACATACTTATTGCTTTTCATGTGAAACTTATGGAGCAGCAGATGGTAGTGAACCCAATAGCGAAAATAGTCCGTTTACCAAAGTACAAACAGAGGATAATTCGGAACAAGAAAAAGTATACGAGAAAGCTGAAATTCAAGCCCTCAAAGCAAGACGTATTGCAGAAGACACATGTCGTAGATACGGATATAAAGTGGGTAATAGTCTTCAGCTTGCTCCTTACTATCGCAATGGTTCTTTAGTTGCTTTAAAAACTAGAGATAAACATAAGAAGTTTCGCATCGTAGGAGATGGCTCTAACTTACCACTATTTGGACAACAATTACAAAATGGTGGTAAAAGAGTATTTATAACAGAAGGTGAAATAGATGCATTATCTCTTTCACAAGTATTAGGAAACACTTGGCCTGTAGTATCAGTGCCAGGTGGAGCACAAGGCGCTTCTAAAGCCATTAAAAGAGAATTAGAATGGTTAGAAAGATTTGATGCTGTAGTGTTTGTATTTGATACAGATACTCCAGGTCAAGAAAACGCTAAGAAATGTGCTGAAATATTATCACCAGGTAAAGCCTATATAGCGACTTTACCTGCTAAAGATCCAAACGAAATGCTGGTCAATAATCAGTTTAAGGAACTCACAAATTGTGTGTGGAATGCGCCTGTATTTCGTCCAGACGGAATCATTGCTGCCAAAGATTTATGGAATATGGTGAGCAAGCAGGAGGCAGCATCTGCTATTGGTTATCCTTTCAATGCACTCAATACGATGACGCGTGGAATGCGCAAAGGAGAACTTGTCACAGTTACAGCAGGTTCAGGAATAGGAAAAACTGCCTTTGTACGTGAATGCGCTCATCATTTAATAAAGAATGGAGAGAAAATTGGTTATATTGCTCTCGAAGAAAATATTAAGAGAACCGCGTTGGGTCTCATGGGTATTGAACTTAATTCACCACTCCACATTAGTACAGAAAATACAAAGAGTGCTGATTTACGTGGTGCTTTCGATGCTGTATTCGGCAATGATAGCGTTTTTCTTTATGATAGTTTTGGTAGCACTGCTGTCGACAACATTCTTGCTAGAATACGTTACTTGGCCAAAGGAGTCGAATGTTCTTGGATTATACTTGATCATATTAGTATTCTTGTTTCCGGCCTTGATGTGGCTGATGAGAGGAAAGCTATAGATATATGTATGACAAAACTCCGCACTTTAGTTGAAGAAACAGGTGTAGGTATGTTGCTTGTATCACATTTAAGAAGACCTGAAGGAAACAAAGGTTTTGAAGATGGATTACAAGTGTCATTAAATGCACTTCGTGGATCTCAAGCAATTGGTCAATTATCAGATATGGTTATTGGTTTAGAGCGAGATCAACAAGGAGAAGATAGTAACACGACTACTGTAAGAGTAGTTAAAAATAGATTTAGTGGTGAAACAGGTAAAGCTGCAGAACTAAATTATAATCAAGATACTGGCAGATTAGTTGAACAAAGTTTCAGTGATATGCCGTTTTAAGGAGAACTATGCGACTAATATTTGATATAGAGTCGAATGGTTTGCTAGATGAAATGACTAAAATTCATTGTATTGGTATTAAAGATATTGATACAAATGAATGTAGTTGGTTTACTCCTGACAATGTGACCGAAGGTATTAACTGTCTAGAAAAGGCAGATGAAATCATTGGTCACAATGTTGTCGGTTTTGATATACCAGCAATACAAAAGTTATTTCCAAATTTCAAACCAAAGAAAGCAATTGATACGCTAGTATTAGGAAGACTAGCATTCCCTAATCTTAAAGATAAAGACTTTGTACAAAGACCTTTAAATTTAGACACTAAGTTATACGGAAGACATTCGTTAGAGGCTTGGGGCCAAAGATTAGGAAATAATAAAGCAGAGTACAGTGGTGGTTGGGAAAATTATAGTGACGAGATGCTTGAGTATATGAAGCAAGACGTAGAAGTTACTCATCAATTATATGAATATCTTATTAATACTCCTATGGCAGCTACTTCTGTTATTTTAGAACACGAAATAGCTGCAGTTTGTAAAGATATAGAAACTACTGGTTTCCACTTCGATACAATTAAAGCAGCTAGTTTATATAGTAAATTAAGTGCTAGAAGGAAGGAAATTAAAGATGAAATGGAGTCAACTTTCGATCCAAACGTCACAGTACTCAAGACGAAAACTAAGTACACACCCTTCAACCCAGGTAGTAGAAAACAAATTGCAGACAGACTCACACAAAAATACAATTGGAAACCAAAAGTATTTACACAAAGTGGACAAGCACAAATCGATGAAACCATTTTAAGTGAATTAAAATATCCTGAAGCACAGCTATTAGCTGAATACTTTTTGCTTGATAAAAGGATAGGTATGGTTGCCGAAGGAAATCAAGGATATTTAAAACTTGTCGATAAAAATTCAAAACTCAGAGGGAGATATATTCCCAATGGAGCTGTCAGTGGAAGAGCCACTCACTTCGCTCCTAACATGGCACAGGTGCCATCATCTAGGTTGCCTTACGGATCCGAAATTCGTGAGTGTTTTACCGTGCCCAGCTCATTCGTCCTCGTCGGTTCTGACATGTCAGGACTTGAGTTACGATGCTTGGCGCACTACCTTGCAAAATGGGATAACGGTGCCTACGCAAAGAAAGTGTTAGATGATGACATACACACTGTTAATCAAAAAGCTGCTCAATTACCTACACGAGATGACGCTAAAAGATTTATATATAGCTTAATCTATGGTGCAGGTGATCAAAAATTAGGTGAAGTAATTGGTAAAGGAAGAGATGCAGGAAGAGAAATAAGAGATAAATTCTTTAATGCAATTCCTGCTATTAAATCACTTAGGACAGCTGTTGAAAAGAAATTAAACCATACAGGCTATTTATTAGGACTTGATGGAAGAAGATTATATCCAAGAAGTAGTCATAGTGCAGTTAATGTATTGCTGCAAAGTGCAGGAGCATTGTTAGCCAAACGATGGTTAATAATTGCAAGAAATGACTTGGATAAAGAATATAAATATGGATGGAACGGAGATTATACATTATCTGCGTGGGTCCACGATGAAGTGCAACTAGCTTGCAGAAAGGAAATTGCTGAAGATGTCGGTAATAAACTTACACGAGCGGCGCAAAAAGCGGGGGAAAGTTTTGACTTCCGTTGTAGAATTGACGCCGAATTCAATATCGGAGATAGCTGGGCTACAACCCACTAAACTAGATCAAGAAGCAGTACGAGTTTTATCTCATGCTCACTTCAATAGCTTTACTACAAAATCAGATTTCGCTCGTAAGCATGCTGACATAGTAGCAATGCTTGCATGCTGCGAACTTATTACTACTGAAATAGGTTTAAATAACTGGTCCAATATATGGAAAGTTACAGCTAGTGGTCTTCAGTTGTTACAGGATTTATTATATGAAAACTCAGAAACTGCTGATTGATGCAGACATGGTCGCTTACCAAATAACTTCTGGTATTGAACAAGAGATTAGATGGGAAGATGAAATACATACTTTGCATAGTGATTTTAAAGACGCTATCGCAGGTTTTTATTTATGGGAAAAGAGATTAGAAGAAGAATTAAGATCTCCGTATAAGAAAACAAAAGTATATTGTTTCAGTGACACAAATAACTTTAGAAAAAATCTTCACGAAGATTATAAATCTAATAGAAAAAAGACAAGAAAGCCTCTTGCTTACTCACAGCTAAAAGAATGGATTATGGATAAATTCGATGCCGTTATATATCCTAATCTTGAAGCTGATGATGTATTAGGTATTTTACAAACAAGTGATAAGAAAGATAATATTATAGTTAGTGATGATAAAGATTTATTAACTATACCTGGTCGAACTTATAGACTTGGACAAGTTCATGACATAGATGAACAAACGGCAAAATTAAATTGGTACACACAAACATTAACTGGAGATACAGCTGATGGATACAAAGGCTGTCCTGGTATTGGTCCTAAAAAAGCTGAAGTATTATTAAGCAAAAGTTGTGAATGGCCAACAGTAGTTGGTGCATTTGAAGCAGCAGGTCTTACAGAAGACGATGCAATTATACAAGCACAATTAGCCAAAATATTGACAGTTAATGATTGGAATAAGAAAAAGAGAGAGCCTATTTTATGGAACCCGACGATATAAAAAAAATAATAGAAATGGAAACTGATAGTTCTTATCCACCAGACGAAATTACTCAAGAAAGAGTATCGGCTTGGAGAAAAAGAAAAGAACTTGAAAAGAGTATTGATGATGATTTAGCTGATGCTAAAATTACTGGTATTAATCCAATATCAAGACCTAAACACTACGTTAATGGTGGTATTGAACCAGTTGAATTTATGGAGTCTTTAAATATAGCTGAAGACTATTACGCAGGTAATATTATTAAGTATGCTGCACGCTATAAAAATAAAGGCAGATCTGACGATATAAGAAAAGCTCGTCAATACTGTACAATGCTAATTCAACTCTTAGAGAGTCGATAATGGAATGGTGGGAAATGCTGCTTGTTACAATGGTAAGTATTAACACCTGTATTAATGTTACTGTGTTCTTCAGAGGTAGAAAGATTAAGAAATCTAGTTCAGACGCAGATTTAGCACTCTAATAGACTCCAAGCATAGGCATTTATGCTTTGAGTTGTCCAGGGAATGGCTACACATAGGGATTTATTCTCCAATGTAATGTGTAGTCATTTCTTTTTTTCCATTCGGATTGCCGCACTATAGAGAGACCTTAGGATCTAAGGATTATCTATAGATATAACTATAATAATAACTAATAGAGAATAACTAAGGAACTATATGACCTTTAGATCTAATATAAATCCAATGTTTAGGAGCAAGTTCTCCGAAGACATTTTTAATTACAAATACAAACATGAGGGATGCGAAAGTTGGCAAGATTTAGCTAGAGTACTCGTAGAAGACGTATGTCAAAACTATATGTCTAAAGACGAAAAGGATACTCTTACTCGCTATATAACTGACTTAAAGTTTATTCCTGGTGGTCGCTACCTTTATTATGCAGGTCGGCCTCGCAAATATTTCAACAATTGCTATCTATTAAAAGCTGAAGAAGATACTAGACAAGATTGGGCAAACCTAAGTTGGAAAGCTGAAAATGCTTTGATGACTGGTGGTGGTATCGGTGTTGACTATAGTGTCTATAGAGCTAAGGACGAAGGACTTAAGTCCACTGGTGGTCTTGCATCAGGTCCGATACCAAAGATGGAAATGATAAATGAAATAGGTAGAAGAGTAATGCAAGGTGGCAGCAGAAGATCTGCTATCTATGCTTCAATTAATTGGAAGCACGCAGATGTAAATGACTTCCTTACAAGGAAGAATTGGCATGAACAAAAAATAGGTACTTCAGGACTAACAGTCGCTGAAGTTAAAGCACAAGATTTTAACTACAATGCACCACTCGATATGACTAACATATCAGTAAATTATGATACCGAATGGTTACTTAATTACTATAAGACTGGTGACGTAGGTGAAGTATTCAAAAAGAATATTGAACAAGCACTTAGTACTTCGGAACCTGGCTTCTCATTTAATTTCTTTGATAAAGAAAAAGAGACATTGAGAAATGCATGTACTGAAGTAACTAGTGAAGATGATAGTGATGTATGCAACTTAGGCAGTTTAAATCTAGGTAGAATAGATACATTAAAAGAATTAAATGAAATAACTGACTTAGCTACAAAATTCCTAATATGTGGAACACTAAGAGCTGAGTTACCGTATGATAAAGTTTATGATGTAAGAGAAAAGAACCGAAGACTAGGTCTTGGTTTAATGGGAATACATGAATGGCTGATTAAGAGAGGACATAAATATGAAGTGGTCCCTGAACTACATAATTGGCTTACCGTATATAAAGGAGTTAGTGATAATGTTAGTGCTAAGTATTCTAAGTTTCTTAGTGTTTCTTCTCCTGTTGCTAACCGAGCCATCGCACCAACAGGGTCAATTGGAATATTGGCAGGTACAACAACTGGGATCGAGCCCTTATTCGCTGTTGCTTACAAACGACGCTACCTCACTAATGGGGACAAATGGAAATACCAGTACGTCGTTGATGGGACAGCACAAGAGATGATAGATGTATATGGTGCCAAACCTGATAACATCGACAGTGCTATTGATTTAGCTACTGATTATGAGAAGAGAATAAAGTTTCAAGCTGATATACAAGATTACGTAGATATGAGTATAAGCAGCACAATTAATTTACCCGCTTGGGGTACCAAAGAAAATAATGTGGATAATGTAAATGACTTTGCTAATACACTTGCAAAATATGCCGCGAGATTACGTGGCTTCACTTGTTACGCTGATGGCAGCCGTGGTGGACAACCACTTAATCCTGTTGCTTACAGCGAAGTAATAGATAAATTAGGGAAAGAATTTGAGGAAAATGTAGAAACACATGATATATGTGACATTTCTGGGAAGGGTGGATCCTGTGGCCAATAGAAGACCATAGGACAACTGAAATGACTTCTCTAGTGCCTTAGGCCAAGATAAATGACTTTGTAAGTCTAGAAATCTCCTAAGGCACTTTTTTATTCGTTTTCAGGAAAAAAAGAGGGCCGAAGCCCTCAAAAGTTAATCTCGTTCGGCAATTGGTGCCTTAAGACCATCTTTTAACCGATCTTTTAAATCGCGGTTATATTCTTCATACTTTTCGTAAGCATGTTTATTTAATTTAGCGTAGTGATCACACATTCGATATAAAGTCATCGCTGCATGTTCTTCCGTAATTGCTTGTTCAATACGAGCTTCTTCGAGATGCCCCCAATCTTCGGCAAACTCGAAGTACGCATCAATAGCGCCATGTCCGATCTTTTCACTCATTTGAATAAACCTTCTTTCTTCGTAATCTTTATTGCGGTTTCTTCGTCCCATTCAAGAAAATCCATGTGCGATTGAACTTCATCGTTCATTTCTGAAAACATACGATTTTCAGCTATATAACGAGCTTGTTCGTAGTTTTCTGCTTGAACTTTATAAAAAGCCTCGTAAGTATTTCTAACTCGAATATAATAAGATTTAAATACTTTAGATATATTATTATATTCATCGATATACTGATTAAAGATGGGATTGTTTTTATGTCGAGCAATTAAATCTTTAACAACTTCGACTGGTATTTGCTTGTACCAATCTTTTGGATCTACGACTTGCCAATCATCGTCAACATTACCACCTTCACCAGGATTATCGGTAAAGAATATTTGATTGTATTCGCCTACGCCTTGCTTAAACAATCGCCATTCTTGAGCATGGTCAAAAATGGAAAGCGTATAAGCAACTTTATTTTTACTATCAACGTAAATATCATTGAGCACGTTCAACCTCCATTTGCATTTGATGCGGATAACTAGATCCAGATCGTTTTAAAAATTTAAGAATATCGAATTCGTAGGCGCCTTTGTGACGCCTACATAACTCGATTGCAAACTCTTTAATCACATATTCGCGAGCACTGTCAGCGAGTCTGAGATTTGAAAGTAATCTTGCAATTACTTCGTAATCTTTTTTACTCATACTGCCGAAAGTTCTTCGATTTTAGAATCAAAGTTTTGCTCTAAATATTTACAAACATCTCGCCAAGATTTCTCCGTGACAGGATTGCGCATAGCCCACGTACCATCATTATATTCATCTTCGCAAACGACATGTATATTACTATCGTCTTCGAGTTTACCATAACAATATGTGGTACCACCATCTTCACGGTGATAGATATAATCTTTATCCATTAAAGCTCTCCATCCATTTACCGAGTATATCTCTAGCCTCGTTTTGGCTAAGAGCAAACTCGTCCATAAGATATGGAGTTGCACCGAACATATTAGTTACGCCACTGTCACGTAGCTCATTAAGATAATTAAAATATTCGTGATTATTAGCTTCATCGTATTCTTGATTTAGCTTATCTACATTGATATTATCGTTATTATTCATGAAACCTTCTCCGTTGAAAATTAAGTAACATTAGAAAAATCGATGCAATCAGAATGATTACACCGATAACAAACAAAATTATTCGAAATAGAAATTGCACTAATCTACAACGACCTTTAAATTCATATCGTTGATAGTATCTTCGACTTGACTGGTGAGATCATCATATCTTACATGCTGATCGTCATCTTCAATTATCTGCTTACATTCGTCCCATAGTTCATCACGACATATTAAGTCGCGAGTATCTATGCGATCGTCAATCAGTTGATTGAATTGTAGAGCTTTGTCATATTGATCGAATGCTACATCAAACATAGCTTGTAGTTTGTTCTCGATCTTATCAGCAATCGTTAGTTTTACATATCTATCGATATACTGTAATAGACCAAGCATAGCATTAGACGTGTCGAGTTGAAGTGTATCTCGAATTTTTTCTAATTCACTTTGCAACGCTACTCCCGAAGGAACGTTTTTAGTTTCATTATTTTCCATGGAATCGTTCATAATTAACCTCCGTATGAATTGTCCAAAAAGGACTCAAATTTGCGTCTGTGTCTAAACGAAAAAAAAGAGGGCCGAAGCCCTCAGATTACGCCTAACCATTTGCATCCGATAAAACCAATAATCATTAGTAATAGACCGAAGCAGAAAAGTAAGGCTTTTAATCCAAAATAATAAAAAACCCACTCGATCATGATAACATTATCATTGCAAGTTCAACGACAATAATGCCTGTTAATCCTAATACCATACCGAGTAATATTCGTTGTGGTGTAAACATATAATTCTCCTGTTAAAAAAATCGGAGATCAATAAACTAATACTGATCTCCGTTAACTTATAAAAAGGCTAAAATGACTACATCGGAATAGTAGGTGGATAGAGTAACCTCCGATTTTATTCTCATGATTAAATCATTGAGCATTTATTTGTTACTCGAACTTAAACCTTTATTCCATTTAGCATTAAAAAATGCGTCTTAAACTATACTCCGCTTGGAGTTAGTATTTGATCGTAATATTCAATATTATCGATATCACGTTTCAACTTTTCAATTTTTAACCAATTTTTACGATCTCTAATGTTACTATCAATCCATTCCTTCATTTTTCGGAATTGGATATGATCTTTCATAACGTAGATATCAAAACTCGTTGCAAATTCGGTTGGTAAATTTTGATCAAAAACTCTTCTCATTCGAGGATTGTCTTTAATATATTTTTTACCGTATTTTTGTATTGCAGCATCGACACGTGGTCCTCTCGTCATACTTGTGACTTTGTGAGGATAATATAATTCGTTCACTTGTCTCGCTCTTATTACATTTCTACGCCAAACTTTATTTTGATCTTTATTAAGTTTGACGAGAGATAAAAACATCGGATCTAAAAGATTTTCGACAGTAAATCGATAAGTATTAGATCTCGTTGATCCAGTATCTGAATCATAAACATTTTTGATTATCGCCATAGAGCAACACCATTGTTACGGCTTAGATTTATTATATCTAACCCCCAACCCCACGTTCTACGTCTTGCATTAGACCATTTCATGCCCACATATCTGCGAACATCTTCTCGTACTGTTTTCATTACGGTCTCCTATATAGTTGTCCATAAATAACTAAAATTTGCGTCTTAATTAAACGAAAAAAAGAGAGAACCGAAGCTCTCTCTTCTTACGATCTGACCAGGCCGAGTCAGTTAAAGGTTACGTTTGTCAGGCTTAATTGCTTTCGTGCGCTACCACTCTGGAGGCCTTAACTCCTATCGATTTCTTACGATGTTGTATAAAATACAAGCACAACGACTACAGTAATATTTACCAAATTCAATTACTGTAGCCGTTTTACTACACTTGCAACATACGTGTTTATTATTATTCATCGTCATTGCCCCATACTTCTGTTTTCATCGCTTTCGTTAATGATTCACTATCAAGTGATATTAAGTCAGCAAGTTTATCGAGTGTTTTTTTGCCATCAGATGACATTCGATCATACTCGAAATATAGGTTGTCAGTCTTAATACGGATTTGATTTAATAACTTCTCAATGTCGTCGTCCATATTAAATGACTTTGTAACGATTAGAATTTCTTCTCTCTCTACTCGCTCTCAATTTATCTTTTCGCATATCGCGATCCCATATAATTTGAGCTTCTTCGAGAGTTAACTGTTTGCCGATCATAACATTATTTGAATAATTCGGAATATAACTTCCGTTTTTATCAAATTCTTCGGCTTTTGGATCGTCTATAAACATAATCGATTACTCCATAATAGTTGTCCATAAATGGCTTAAATTTGCGTCTGATTTTAATCGAAAAAAAGAGCGACTAATCGCTCAGTTTTTAAATAAATCGTCTTCCATTTGATTTACTTTTTTAAGATTTTCGTTATACTTATTATTTAATATTTCGATAAATTCTAATTGTATTCTCGATATTAATTGGTAATGTTTAATTATTGCTATTTCTTCGTCATTATCATCACACAATTCGTTAAGTTTATCGATATGCCTAAACGAACTATCTAATGTACGTTCAAATTCATCATATAAATGATTTGCTACATTCGTTATTACATGTTGTTTTGGTGTCGTCATAATGACCTCCGTTATAAATAAGTTGTCCATAAATGGCTAAAATCTGCGTCTGATTTATAAGCGAAAAAAAAAGAGACATACGTCGATGCCTCTTATAGTGTAGTCGATTATATCTTATCGAATTCTTTTTGTGCTTCGTTAAATTCTTTTTGTAATCGATCTAAAACGTCTGGTTTATTCGTCCATTTATATTCGTTATAAACTGGTGCGACAAGGACTTTATCTGATGCCCATATCGTAACGAAAACTAAATAACAAAATAATATCGCACAGATATATGATAACCATTGAATATCAGGAATCGTTGCAAAATATATCGCTGAATAGCCCATAAAAATTGTGCCGATTATTAAAAACAATGACGTTAAAAATTTAGTAATTAAAATCGTAATAAAATATAAATAATCCATTTTAAACTCCGTTATAAATAAGTTGTCCATAAATGGCTGAAATTTGCGTACGAAATATAACGAAAAAAAAGAGCGATTTCTCGCTCAATTTTATTTATTTTTTCTTCGACTTTTTTGGAAATAATTTATCCAAAATTTTAGGCGTAATTTCATCGGCTTTTGTTCGAGCTTCGATTTCCCATGGCAAATTTAAATATTCTTCATGAGTCTTCGTTTTATTATTAAACTCTTTTTTATTAAAAACAGATTTTACGCCTTTAGTCTTTAGTCGACCAGTTTTATATTGATCGGCATGGACTAATTCGTGAATGATCGTTTTCGCAACATCGTTTAAATTTAAACTTTTTAAACATACTTCAACTTTTTTATTTAAATTAAAATATTGGCCACGAGTTCGACCACGAATATTTCTAAAATGAAATTTAATTTTTTCGTTTTCAAGTTTAAAATATTTCAAACCTTCATCACAAATCGATATAATATTATTAATATTTTTTCTATACCATTCGCGTTGAGTTTTAACGTCGCAAGCAACTGATCCAGTTACTGTTGCGATTATTAATTCATTTTCGATATTTAAAGTCTTAGGCATTTAAGTCTCCATTATAAATTAAATTATTTTTTCCATAATAGATTGAAATTTGCGTACGAACTTTAAACGAAAAAAAAGACGACAATTAAGTCGTCAATTTTATTTTTAATTTAATATTAATTTATTCCAACGTTGTTCGATTTTTTCATTTGTTTCTTCGATTTTAATTTTATTTTTAACTCTTCGATTTAATTCAACTCTTAATTTATCGATTTTATTATATTGAACTTTATCATAAAAATTCGTTGAATTTATTTCGATTAAATCTGAACCATCATCGTATTTTAAATTATATCCATCGTCGATTAAATTTTGATATGTTTCAATCGCACTAATTAATATTTTATATTCGATCGTTGATAATTTCATTTTATTATTCTCCAATGTTTAATGTCGAAATTTATATTTATTCCATAATATATTAAAATATGCGTTCGAAATTATAATCGTATTTTATCAAAAAATATTTTTATCAATCGTCGAAAAGCTTTTATTCGATTTCATTTCAATAAGATATATAATCTAATTTATTTATTCGACGAATTAAAAAATATAATAAAAACAATGCATTATATTATAAAAATTTAAATTTAAACGATCCTTTTTTCGTCAATATCAATAAAAACAAAATAAATCGCTTTTAAAAATTTCGCTAAAGCGTTGTTGTTCGTCTTCTATGACAAATTTTCACCCCAAATAGAAAGGAATCTAGACATGGGATTAGAAACAGGAACTTATATAGATAGCTTAAATGCGTCTAACCCTACCGCTTCAGATAACGTAGCTCAGGGTGACGATCATTTAAGACTACTAAAATCTACTATTAAAGCATCATTTCCTAACGTAACTGGTGCAGTCACGGCTACTCACACAGCCATAAATACAGCATCTACTAACTACGTTCCGTCAGGTGCTTTAACTGCTTACGCAGGATCCTCAGCTCCTACAGGTTGGCTATTAGCAGACGGATCAGCAGTATCAAGAACTACTTATGCAACTCTCTTTGCTGCTATAGGAACTACATACGGTGCAGGTAATGGTTCAAGTACATTCAACCTCCCTAATATAGGTGGGCGTACTATAGCAGGTAAAGAGTCAAGTGCTTCTAACTTAACATCAACCTATGGACCTGATGGTTCAACTCTCGGAGCCACTGGTGGTGCACAAAGTGTTACTTTGACTGGAGCGCAGTCAGGTGAAAAAGGTCACTCTCATACGCTTACTATGAACCAACACAATCACAGTTTTACAGGTGATAGTCACAGTCACACACTGTCATACGGACTAGATAACTTCCATGATATCTCAGGATCAACACCGTCAGGTAACTTTGCTTCAGGACAATCAAAAAGTACAAGCAGCGTACAAGTTAGTGGTAGCATTGGAAACACAACTTCTACAGGTTCCGTAAGTTCAGTAAGTGCAGCAAACGCTAGTTCAGCTCACTCAAGTGTGCAGCCAACAATAATTCTTAACTACATTATAAAGACATAAATTATGGTTAACTTACCTTTACGAAATTTAGGAGACGCAGGAATAATTACAGATCGTAATGCATACGATTTACCTTTAACTGCATTCAGTGATGGATTGAATGTTATATTCGATGAAGGTAAGGCTGTAAGAGCACCTGCATTTAAAAGTCTTTATAGCCAAGTTCAATCACCTGCTAATTGGGTATGGTCTGATGGTTCTCTTGGCAGTTGGGATAGCTTTGGATTTGCCTGGAATGGTGGTACTGCAAACACGAATGATGACAATGCTAGGTTAATGGCTTCGTATAATCACCCAGTTAATGGTTCAACTCTTGTTGTTGCTAATGTTGATAAATCTGCTTTTGATTATGTAGGTGGTACTTTTGCTAATGTTACACCTTCAGCAGTTTCGACAGGTGGTACTGATACAACACCTTGGACTCACACAGAACTTGCAGGTTTTTCTGTCTTATGCAGATCAGGTTTAACACCGTATGTAAGAGATATACAAGGTGATACACTTTACGCTCTTATGACTACAGCTACTGGTTGGGCCTCAACTACTTACGCTAAAGCAATAAGATCTTATAAAGATTTCTTTGTTGCACTTAATGTAACAAAAGCAGGCACAACTTACGATACTATGGTCAAATGGTCAGATCCTGTACAATACAGAACTTCTAAATCAAATATAGATTGGGACGAAACAAGTACTACAAATAGTGCAGGTGAAAACATTATTGGTAATGCTCGTACAGCGATTGAAGATGGTTTAGCAATGGGTAACGTATTTATTATCTATACGCAGACTGAATCAATAGTAATGGAATTTACAGGTTCATCACTAATATTCTCATTTAGAGATTTATTTCATGATGATGGTGTTATTGCTAAAAACTGTATAGCAGCAATAGGTAATACACATTACGTTTTTGGTTATAATGATATTTACACTCATAACGGAGTTCAGAAACAATCTCTAGCTGATGATAGAGTAAGACGTAAAATATATAGTGAAATGGATAGATCTAAAGCTGATAAGTTCTTTGTGACTTATGACTCTATGCTCGATTTAGTATATTTCTGTTATGTCTCTACTGATAGTTCACTAGGTTTTACTTCTACTAATTATTGTAATAAAGCAGCAGTTTTTAACGTAAGAAATAATACTTGGGGATTTATGGATCTTCCGAATATTGCAGGTGCAGCTATGACATATTCGTCTTCAGCTACAAAAGATGTACTTGCAATGGTAGGAATTAAAAATACATCTAATAGTTTATCTGACTCAAGAGTTTATGCAGTTGACCTTTTACGTTCAGGATCCGTTGTAACTACACCACATTCAGAAACAATTAAAACATCTTATGTAGAAAGGTTAGGTGTTGATCTTGATGAAACTCAAGCCCCTCTCCGATCTATGAAACAATTAAATAGTGCAGTTCCACAAATTGGAGTTACCAATAATGCACATACTGTAGATATTAAATTAGGATTTACTGATTTACCTACAGCTTCTACTGCAACTTATACATCAACTACATTTACTCCTGGCAGTGAATACAAAGTAGATGCGAGAGCTAACGGAAGACTAATAGCTTATAAGGTCGAAGAAACATCAGGTAACTACTACAATTTAAGTGGAATTGATTTTGATATAACAATGCTTAGCTCGAGGTAATAATGGCATATACAACTAAACAAGAACCTTATGTAAGGACAACAGCACCTGCGGACAAAGAGTCTACCGATCTATACCTTTTCGAAGAACTTAGAAAGATAGAACTTACATTAAGCCGCATTAAAGAGATCTTAGACGAGATTGACACAAGATTAACAGCAGGGAGTTTATAATGGCTTTTCTAGGCGGATTATTTAAACAAAAGCCCGAGCAATACGCAGATCCGTGGCAAGAACAAGGTTATAACTTTGCTTTTCCAGGCATGCAAAATGTCTACAATCAGATGTTACCTTATTTTAACAATGCTATGGAACAAGGTGCTTATAGTGGTCAAACATACGCAGGTTTAGATCCTTATCAGCAAGCAGCCTATGATAATGCTCAGGGTATCGGCAACCAAGCACAAACTGGTGGTCAAAATATATATGATACAGCAAGTAGTAACTTTGCTAATACAGCAGGTTACGGACAAGGATTTAACGATTTACAGAATTATTTGTCTGATCCTAATGCAGCTTTTAACATGGGGAATAATTTAGCTAATTCCGATATGACACAAGGCATGATTGATGCTGCAAATAGAGATGTAGGCAGAAATTTAGAAGAAAATACTTTAACTGGTATCGATAGAGCAGCTGTAGGTGCAGGTGGTACAAATAATACTAGAACAGGTGTCGAACGAGCTGTAGCAACTAGAGGTGCAGCAGATCGTATGGCAGATACAGGTGCTAATATTCGTGGCCAAATGTTTAATCAAGGTGTTAATCAGTTTAATACAAATGTAAACCAACAAGCTGCAAATCTTGGTAACATGATGTCAGCTAACCAATTTGCTCAAGGTGGCATAGGTTACGGTAATAATTTAATGCAAGGTGGTAATGATTATATGGGTGGCTTTGGTGACTCAATGATGAATTACAACCAAGGTGCACTAACAGATGCCGAAAATCAATATTACAAAGGTTTCGATTTTCCAATG